GTTTCGGACTTCGTGCCCGAGCGCATAACCCCGCCAATCGTAATCATCAACAGCGGAACGCCCTACCTACGTCCAGCGACTATCGGTAGCGAATACACGCTGGCTCTCGAGCTAATCTGTGTCGCCTCAACAGCGACGAACAAGAAAGCCACCGAGAACCTAGACGCGCTCCTAGAGCAAGTCATCAACGCTTTACCAGGCTACGCAAGAATGGTTCTTGCAGGCCAACCGTTCAATCTACAAACCAACAACACCGAGTATCTTGCAGTGTCTGTGCAAACAGACCTACAGATTACGATCTAAGAAAGGCTCCAGGAATGGCTGCATCAACGCGCATCAAGGCGCAAAACATTCTCTTCAAGATTGCAGGCACTAACTACGCCTGCGACGCTAACTCAGTAGTCCTCGAGCTAGGCGACGCCCCAGGCGACGTTCAGACATTCTGCGAGGTTCGTGTTGGCGGCGAGTGGTCACTAACTTTGGCTGGTATCACATCAGGCGAAGCAACATCTCTCTACCAGGTGCTCTGGACTAACTTCGGTTCAACCGCAACGTTCATCATCGCGCCAAACGGCAACGCAACCCCAAGCGCCGACGAACCTCACTACGAGGGAACCGTTGTCTTTGACCAGTTGCCACCGCTGAACCTAACTTCAAACGAAGTAGTTCAGTTTGAAGTGACTTTGACCGTTCGCAACACTGGTCTGGACACCGCTAACGACTTGTTCTACGGCGTAGAGAAGCTCACCGCTTAGTCAATGTCGAATACCTCTGGCATCAAGGTCAAGGGTCTTCGCAGCTCTATCAAAGCCTTACAGGCAATCGGAGTCGACGCTAAGGACATCAAGTCTGCAGGTAGCGACGCCGGTGAGATAGTTGCTCGCGAAGCCCGAACCCTTGCGCCGTCGAGGACAGGTGCTCTTCGAGCATCCATTCGAGTTTCCAAAGCCCTAAACCGCGTGAGCGTCTCAGCCGGTAACAACGGCCGAGTTCCTTACGCTAACCCGATTCACTGGGGCTGGTTCAAGCGCAACATCAAACCACAGCCATTCTTTGTAAAAGCCCTGGGCATTACAAGGGATGAGGTCTATCAAACGTATTACCGGTCAATCGATAGACTGATACAAACCAACAGCACGAAAGGCACAGATGAGTAACACAGAGAGAAACATCCTTGACGTTCTAACCATGGATGAAATCGAACAGCTCGAGAAACTGACTGGATCATCAGTCAACACACTATTCGGCAAAGGCGAGTTCCCTGGGCGCGCCCTAAAGTTCTTGGTGTGGCTATTGCAGCAACGCACCGACAAGAATGCCAAAATTGAAGATGTCGGCAAGATGACTTTCACCGAGGCCACTAACTGGGTGACGGAGTATCTTGCAGACCCAAAAGCGCAAGCGTAAACGAGTCTCTGGAGCGTATGGCAACTTTCTGTGTTGTCACAGGAATGAGCCCCACAGAGTATCGCAAACTTACGCTGGCGGAATATAGGGCTTTCATTGAAGCCATAGAGGAAAGGTCTGGCAGATGAGTTTAGTGCTCAACGTCGAAATCCTTGGCGAGTTCAAGAAACTTACCCAGGCCACCAAGGGCGCAGGTTCCGATTTAAACGACATGAACAAGCGCGCCCAAGCGGTAAGCAAAGGCATCGGTCGAGCATTCGCGGCCATTGGTATAGGTCTATCTTTCAAAGTCTTAGCCAACGAAATAAAAGAGGCAACTCAAGCCGCTATCGAGGATGTCAAAAGCCAGACGCTATTGGCTAATGCTTTACGCAACACCACAGGCGCGACAGACGACCAAATCGCTGCAGTCGAAGAAGTCATTCGCGGCTACCAGTTCAGCGCATCTGTGGCAGACGACAAGCTTCGCCCGGCTTATCAGAAACTTGCCTTGGCAACGAAAGATACCACCCAGGCAAACAAACTACTTGGTCTTGCACTTGACGTTTCGGCAGGAACCGGTAAAGACCTTGACGCAGTCGCCCAAGCCATGGCTCGCAGCCTGGCAGGTTCCGACACCGCGCTAAACAAACTTATTCCTAGCCTCAAGGGTTCAAAGACTCCAATGGAGGACTTGGCCGCGGCGTTTGGTGGTGCAGCTGAAAAGGCTGCCAACACAGACCCTTACGCTCGCATGAAGATTATCTTTGACGATCTACAGGAAACCGTTGGCATGGCTCTCTTGCCGACCCTTGAAAAGTTCGCCGCTTGGGTTGCTAGTCCGTCTGGTCAGCAGAAGATTCAAGACTTCATTACTCTCGTCACAGGCTTGGCTGGCAAGTTCGAAGTTCTTGCAGGTTTTGTTATCGACAACGCAGATCAGTTTATTGCCTGGTCAGGAGTCATTGTTGGAGTCGGACTAGCGTTTAAGACATTTACCGGCATCATGACCGTCTATAACGGCATCGCTGCAATTACCGCAGCCCGAAACGCTGCTGTAGCCGCGAGCCAGGCTGCCGTCGGAACCACCGCAACTACCGCCGCCGTGGGAGTAAGTTCACTAGCTGCATCCTTGAGACTTATTGCTGCAGTAGCAGGAACAGTTGCCCTTATTCTTTCCCTTGGTGGTGACGCACCTAAAGAAGCACCTCGAGTTCCAATAAAGCAGCTGCCTAACTCACCATTGAAAACCCCTGCTCCTAACGTGCCAAAAACAGGCTTCGACTTTAAGACCGGCACGATCGTAAATAACAACGTGACAATCAACACGCCTAAAGTCAACGGCCAAGACATCATCAACACCGTGAACAACGCAACCCGAAACGGCTTTACTGGAACCCTTAGAAGCATCAAGGAATAGCCATGGCTGTAATCAACAACTTCGACATAGCCACAGACCTCAAAGTCGAAATGCTACTTGCCGAAGCTGCGCGCAACGTCTTCGTGCTAGGCATCAGCCCACTAGGCGGAACCAACGTTCTCGGCGACGATGCTTCAGGGAACGTCACCTGGCAAGACCTGGCATGTGAAGTCAACGCAGTCAACACCTCAATCGGTGGTTCAATCGCATCCAACGTATTCTTTCAGGCCGACTCGGGCAAAGCACAAATCAGGATGCAGTCCTGGACATTCGATCCAAACAACTACCCGTTCATCCGCCCAGGGGTTGAGGTTCGCATCAAAGCCAAGCGCGACGCCTACGAGTTCATCCTTTGGCACGGAACCCTCGATGACATTAGCGTCACTTATGCACCTGACCAGCAGAACCAAATCACGGTCAACGCGACAGACTTTTGGGCACTCCTAGTCAACCGCCGCTTCGACTTCGAACCAGTCGCTGCAATTCTGCCAAGCGATGCGATCCAGTTGGCAATCGACGAAGTGGCCGCGACAGGCTTCGTGATTCCTTATGACAGTTTCAGCATCAACCCTGAGTGGTATATGACCGGCACTCCGCAGCTCAACACCACCTTTGGCGCGGTGGCCGCCAACTGTTTGACTACAGGCCTTGGCTTCATCGCAATCAACCCGAGCACCGGCTACCTCGAGTATCGACCTCGAGCAACCACCGGTGGCTACGTCTACACAATCGGCAACAACCACGGCGAAGCCAACCACTTGTGCATGGCAGACCTTGACTCAGCGATGCAATCCGAGCAGGTGTTCAACAGCACCCTGGTCACCCAGAAATACGAATACCTCGGCAACCCAATCTTCACCCAGCTCTACACCGACCAGGACTCAATCGACCTATTCGGGCAACGCTCCGAAGACTTTACCGTCGACCTGGCGACAACAGCCGACGCAGACGCCTGGGCTGCGACCGTTTTCGCGCCTAAACCAATCACAGTAGTGACCAGCGTGACCACACCGGCAATCGACCGCTTGCGCGATCTAACAGAAGCAATCGAGTTCATGCCAGGCGACACCGTTAGAGTGCTTTACAGTAATGACGACATAGACATCGACACGGTTTACACGGTGACTAGGGTGCGCCACATCATAGACGTGAACAACTGGTTCACTACACTAGAAGTATGGAAAGAGTTCTAAATGGCCGGATGGTTTGACTTTGTAAATGGGCAGACGCTACCAGCGTCAAGAGTCCAGGACTACCTAATGGATCAGACCGTAATGGTCTTTGCCGATGCCAGCGCGCGCACAGCTGCTCTTACACCAACCGCTGGCATGGTCACATACTTGCAGAGCTCTAACGACCTCTGGGTCTATAACGGCTCCGCATGGGTGCTTGTAAACCCGCCAGAACCACCCGTTGTATTCCCAGACATCATGAACCCTCTACTACTCATCGGAGCCTAAATGCCAATCAACTACAAAATCTTAGGGCAGGCACACCCAGCCGGCACAACCGAGACCGACCTTTACACAGTGCCTAGCGACACTCAGGCCGTAATCTCGACACTCACAATCACTAACGTGACAGGCAGCGGCGCAAGTGCTCGAGTCTGGATAAGAAACAACGGTGCAGCAACAGCTCACGGAAACGCAATCCTGTTCGATGTTTCAATCGGCGCAAACAGCATCGCAGCATTCACACTTGGCCTAACGGTCGACGCGGCCGATGTAATCACTGTCCGCGGTAGCGCAGGCAACCACTTGACATTCCAAGTATTTGGCAGCGAGATCACGGCATGAGCGTAACGGTATTCCCAGCACCGAGCACAGGTGGCTCTTCTAAGATTCAATTCACTGAAATCATAAAATCAACAGCAACGTGGACGGCACCTGCTGGCGTAACACAAGTTGAAGTTATTCTTTGCGGTGGTGGCGGCGGCGCAGGGTCTGGTTGGGCAGGATTCCAACTTCCAGGACATGGTGGTGCAGGTTCGGTCTTTTACGACGTATTAACAGTAAGTCCTGGCACAGGTTACACCGTCACAATTGGCGCAGGAGGTGCCGGTAGCACTGTTAACAATGTCAACGGCAGTGCTGGAACAAGTTCTACATTCGGTGGACTAATGACAGCAACAGGTGGCGCTGGTGGAAACAACTCATCATTCAGTGTTGTTACTTCACCTTCAATCGGCGCAGGTCTCGGCGGTGGTGGCGGACTTGGATCGTATGACAACACAAACGAGCCAAACGCACTGGCGGGAATGCCTGGTGCTTTCGGTTTAGGTGGTGGCGGCGGCGCAGGAGCTGGCACTTCAGGCAGACCAAGTGCTGCAACAAATGGCGGTGGTCGAGGTGGTGCCTATAACAACAACGGGATATCAGCTACAGCCAACACAGGCGCAGGTGGTGGCGGCCCAGGTGGTTCCGCCAGCGCAACAACAAATGGCGGTTCCGGTGGTTCAGGTATCTGCATCATTAAGTATTGGGCATAGGAGATAACATGGCACACTTTGCAAAAATCGAGGGTGGAATTGTCACCGCTGTGGTTGTTGTCGACAACGCGCACGAGATGAACGGCAGCGAATATCTAAACTCCGTCGGCCTCGAGGGCAACTGGGTTCAAACCTCATACAACGCCAACTTCGGCAAAAAGTTCGCAGCAATTGGCGACACTTATGTTGCATCGACTGGAAACTTTAAATCACCAAAGCCATTCGCTTCATGGAAGTTCGATGACGAGGCTTGGGTCTGGGTAGCACCAAAAACACACCCAGCCGACGGCAAAAAGTATTACTGGGATGAAGAGCTCAAGAATTGGGTAGAAGCCTAAAATGCCTGAGACTACCGACAGAGAGCTGCTAATCACAATCATCAAAGACCTGGCAACACTCAAGGCCGAGATGAACGGATACAAGCAACTCGAGCGCGACGTTCGTGAATTACAAAAAAAGATATATCTATTCATGGGCTTCGCCGGAGCAATCGGTGGTTCAATCGTCGCAATCGCACAGGGAGTTATGACCAATGCCTAAGCAAGTAACCGTTCAAACATTCCACCCAGCCAAGCCCTCGCGCATCAGCGACAAGTTCGGCACACATAGCGAGACTCGCAAGAAACTAGGACTTGGCCCACACCGCGGGCTCGACTACGCAGTGCAATCAGGCACACCGCTTCTGGCAATCGGATCAGGTCGCGTCAAGGCTATTGGCTTCACCAAAGTGCTAGGCCACTTCATCGAAATCAGCGCACCGGTCATTGTCAAAGGCAAGCTCGAGGTCAAAATCTTTGGCTACTACCACCTACTAGAAGACCAGGAGCAATCTTGGAAAGTTGGCGACCCAGTAAAAGGCGGCCAAGTTCTATGCAAGTCAGGCAACACAGGCACAGCCACATCGGGCGCGCACCTACACCTAATGGCGGGCGACAAAACTAACCTGGCAACCAGCCCAGTCGAAGACCCACTAGCACTAATTGAGGCCACACTCACGCCTCAGACAATTACCGTCGACGACGAGGAGGAACCAGTTGCCAAGCCAGCCAAAAAACCAGCTGCTAAAAAACCTGCTAAAAAGTAGCCCACTCAAAAGAGTCACCCGCGTCGCAGCATTCGCGCTCGGGGCTGGAATCGCCTTTTTAGG